AATGGTAGGGGGTATATTGCCAAGCACTGCGATACGGTGCATACGTGCCAAGTACTTATCCTCTTGGTTCATCAAGGGTTCAAGGGGTCTACCCCAAATGCTGTTGACCGCAAGCTGAATTGTTGTCTTACCTACACCGGAGCCATTGTTTGTCAGGTGAATGATGGAGCCATTAAGTTTTGTGAACTTAAATAACGCTGAACCAAATCCTGCAAAAAGTGTGAACGCACGTACTTCATTCCCTGCGGCGGCGTAGATGTTGGCAACTTTCTTCCACTCGGCAACTGTACCTTTCTTGGTGTAGTAGCTTGCAATCTCCGCAGTGGCATTAGATGACGGGCTGTAGTTCACGCCCGATGCCGTGACCTCACGATTACCAATAACAAACTTGGTATCGTCTTCATGCCAACCAAATTGTTGACGTGCCTTTTCTGCTTCTGTCAGGTGCTGAAGTTCTTGCACCCACTTGGTGATGTAGCCCATAAGTAAATCCAATCTCTTGTTGTATGCAGTGACGCCTTGGTATGCCAAGACTTCCCGCAACTTGTCCTTAGATAAAACGCTTGATAGTGGCGCGGAGAATTCACGGATTCCATCCTTGGGCATGTGCAAGCGCATCCACAAAGATTCTCCTGTATCAGGATCAGTCAACCGCTTCACGACATAGAAGTCGTACTCGTAGATCAACTCGTCCTTTTCATCTTCACCCTTCTCATCTTTACCCCAACCCCGCTTGTACACACCGCCGTTCTTGCCACGAAAGTATGGGTATGGGTAGTCAGGTATTTCAACCGTGACTTCCTCTTCCAGTATGGCGTTGCGCATGACAACGATGTTGTCTTCTGCCTTGGCTTCGGCAATGCGTGAACCAATCTGAATCGGTGAAGTAATCTTGCCCTTGTGTGGGCAGTCGTTGCAGGGTGCAGAGTTAATGCTTGAGAACGTAGCGCACTTGTATGGCTTCTCCAATAATGCGTGTGCTTTGTTGAACGTCTCTTGCGGGTCGTACTCAGGGTGCTGATTGCTGATCTTGTGGATCGCTTTCTCACCGTCTTCGCAGTTAATGGCGATAGACAGACCCGCTCTCCATAGCGGCTCCTCAACGGTCTCTTGCTCTTTATAGATACGCAGTAGTTGTGCGCACCCCTCACCCTCGACACTCTTGCGCATGATAGTCCCAAAACGGGACACACTGTTACCCATCAATGCGCGGGTCGTTGCATCTATTGGGCGGCGTGGTGGTGCGTCAGAACCAAACAAACCTTTCGGTTCATCGTCTTCCTCTTCTACACCTATCAACGTCTTGAACCGTGTGAACTCTACCGGCTGCGACTCGACCATTACAGATACAGGCTTTGGCGGGTTGTCCTTGAAGTTCAACGTCTCGGGTATACGCAGTATTCGTGCGGCATCTGCCGTGACCGCAGGGTCAGCAAGCAGATTGTATGAGGCACAGAATTTCTTCAGTGCTTCGGCTGTTGGTTTCCAATCGTTGTAACCGATGGTCTCCTTCAGCGTCCAGTAAACGTGTATGCCACGTCCTGAGTTAATGATAGTGGGTCGAGGTAACCCTGTTGCTTTAACAAATATTCTGAGTGCATCCAATGCGGATGCTTGCGTGTCGTATGGTTTGTTTTCACCGCAATCTAGGTCAAGCCAAAAAGCCTTAAACCATTTTGCGTTCTTTGCTGTGCGACCTTCATCTTCCAAAAGATATTTAGCGCATCCAAAGTATGCGTCAAAACCCTGCGAGATAAGTCCATCTACGACTCCATCAATCTCATCAATCGTTTCTACAAAAGTCTGCCTCGGCGCACCCTTCTTCAATCCAACCACACAGTACAAACCTTCAGAGGCAAGTACAGATGTGAGAAAGGGGTTCCGTGTTGTCATTGTTTTCTCTTTTACAGACAGATAAGCCTTCCGGTCTACTGGCGATAGACCATGGGCGCGGGATCAAGTTACGGCGTTGGCCGTTAGGCGGTCAAGCAGTTCCCATAATACTTTGCGTTTGCTCGGGTGTGGCAGTGCTTTCCCCAAGAACCACATGTAAATGGCCTGACGTGATACGTCTAAGTGTTCGGCTACATCCTGTACTGGAATGTCACGTTGTATGCAAATACGTCCAAGTTGCACACCCACATGAAATGGGTCTGCCTTATTGTTCGCATCAACAAATTTACGGGAATAGCCTCTGTTGTTCATAGTTGTTAAATAGTGGTGTGTGGTCTAACTTGGCACGTTTTGTTTCTCGGTATTCCCAAAGCCCCGCAAGGTTTGGAAATCTCTTATCAAATAATCGTGCAAGGTACGGACTGTAGTTATTGTTAATCTTCCACTGTCCACTAGCTTCAGTGATTGCAGAGTGATGTCGCAAGTAGTGCACGATGGTACGTGCAGAGTAATGTTTAAAACCAGTTTTTCTGATCTTAAATGTTTGGTCACAAAACGCTTCCCATACATGCAAGTTGTCAGGTAACCACTTCATAAACTCTTTGCTAAACAACTCTTCGTGTTCTGCCGCAAGTTCTAGTATGTCCATGATGCTCTCCTTTGAGGTGGGGGTACTAACTGCTCGTCTGCAAGCTCAAAAAGCCTTTGCACAGCGTTCCCCCCGAAACCAATTACTCTTCAGCCCAATCGTCCAAGATGTCAGCCACATCTTTTGGTGCGGCTTTCTTAGCGCGTTTAGTTGGCTCTGCTGTTTCAACAGCTTCAGCCTCTACCTTGGGTTCCGCTTTGGGAGCTTCGACTGCGGCGGGACGTATGAATTCCGCTTTAGTAGCACCATCCATCTGCGCGGCAGTTGCGGCGATAGCAAGTTTGGCTTCGGTAGACTGACCCTTGTCTTGGGTCATTGCCAATTCTTCTTCGTTCAAAGGACGCACTGCCTTGAACGTCAGGCGTGGTGTTGCGCTTGCAGTATCAAAACGCATCTCGGTAACGACTGCGGTTACTGGCAAACCATGACTGCCCAAAAACTTTGCGTATGACTGCAAAGGCATCTTGCCATTCTCAGCCGCACCAAAGATTGATTGCGCGGGGAGAGTCAGTTGATAAATGTCTCCACGAATATCGTTCTCCAAGAGGACGGCAAGGCGTTGACTAAATCGGCATGCGCGGGAATCACCTTGGCCGGAGCCTTTGATGTTTTGTTGGCATGAAGCACACTTGCTTGCTTGTGGTTGCTCAGACTTGATGTCGGGTGTGACACCATCGTTTGACCAACATGTGGGTGCCATGGCTTGGCCTTCTTGATAAGTTCCTGCATAAAATGTTCTCGATACGTTGGCGTTAGCCGCCGCAATAATAATGTTCATTGCACGGTCTTCGTTCTGTGCAATTTCTTTGCCATCAACCATCATGCGGAACACGTTGCCGCGAATGGAGATACGCTTACCGCCGCCGTTACCACTGCCACCCATCAAGGCTTTTGTGGTTGCGTCTAATTGTAGGTTCTTCAGGTGGGCGGGTAGTGTGTTGCCGCCCTTAGAAAATAGTGTCATTTCGCTCATTTGGTTTCTCCAGTTGTTACAGGTTTGGTTTGCATTAAGGCATCAAGGTCTGCGCGATTGAAACGCACTTTGTTGCCTACTCTAAAATGGGGGATGTCCCCCGCCTTGACCATGTTGTAGATTGTCTGACGTGACATCCGCAACATCTTTGCCACTTCGGGCACGGTCAATGATTGTTCAAGTTCCACTTGTGGTTCTCCTTATAGTTACGCTGTACTTGCTGTCAGTGTTCAAACCCATAGGCATAAGCTCGGGGTTCTCTTCCAACAGTTGTTTCATGGTTGTCTGACTGATACGGCGTTCAAGCAGTTCGGGCATCTTCTTTTCCAAGATGAACTTGTGCATTGATTCCCAGTCACTTGTCCAATAGCGGGTCTTCACCGTACGCATTACCGTACCGTGAGTGCTACCAAGACGATCAACACCGATCTCCTTGCAGATGTCCAATAGCTTGGTCTCCACAACTTCCATCTGTGTCTTTACCGTGCTGTCAGCTTCTTCGTATGAACGTAAAAGTTCGGCACGTTTGTCGCGCATCTTGATGTAGACGGCGACGAGTTTATCAACCGATATTGTCTCGGTCATAGCTCTCTCCTTTTTGTTTTGTGTATGGATAATAACATAAACTTTACAATGTCAAGAATATTTCATCT